TGCGCTCGTTGTTTTGACAAAAGACTTTAGGTAGAAAGCAGGTGGATTGAATGAATACGGTGCTTTATAAACTTTGCTTACATTGCGTTAGCATTATGGATGGTTGGCTGCCATATCCGTCGACTGCTCTATCTAAAGTGTGTGGGATGTCTTTATATAAAACAAGAAAAGAGTTGAAAAAGTTAAAAGAGCAAGGCTTGATCGAATCATGTATCCATATATCCGATGATGAAGAATTTTTCATTTTAAGAGGATACACCATAACTGAAAAAGGAAGGAAAACCAAAGAATACGAAAAGGCTTGGCAAAAAGAAAAAGAAATTTGTATGGAGTGTTTTGGCATTGATATTGGAGGGGCGGAAGAATGAATAAATATCAAGAAGCGTTGGATTTCCTGTGTAATCAAGCGATGGATTGGAGAGATGACCAATGATCCCCGTACTGCTCGCCGTCGTATTTGTGGTTGCGGTGCTGCTGATTGATCGGATGGGAGGTGACCGGTAATGGATGTTAAATTAAAACCGTGCCCATTTTGTGGCGCTGTGCCAACAATCCGCGGTATACAACACAAATGGCTTGAATGCGTTTTGTATGGAGAGGATAACAAGTTTACGGAAGAAAGTTGGTGGATATCGTGTGAAACAGAACATTGCCCTGCTTATCACATGTTAGAATACCCATCAAAAGAAGAGGCCACGGAAGCCTGGAATCGGAGGGTGGACAATGACCGCCTCTGAGCTCCAGGCGGCCATCCTGGCCACGCAAAAGCAGATCAGCAACACGATGTCACCGATGCGCAAAAGAGACCTGCAGCGCCACCTGGCACGGCTCAGGCGTAAGCTACGAGCAGCTGAACGCGCAGAAATTAATTGTGGCGGCTGGAAATGGTGATTCTAGCGATATTTTTGCAAAAAAGGTAATCTTACTAGGAGAGAGAGAAAAAACCGCGTGTGAGTGGTTCTGGGAGGCGCAGAGAATGAAGAATATCGAAAAATACATAGAAGGAATTTGTCTTACGATTGCCAACGCTAACGAATGTTATTTCGCAGGCGATTGTTTGGCGTGTGAAGTAAACGGAATCTGTTGTGATTCTGATGCACTGCTTAAGTTCATGCTTCAACCGGTTGACGCTACGACGCGCCCGCGCAATGATAAAAGAGAGGGAGAATGATGCAGATAAAAGAACAGCTGGTTTACTTCAAGAGCGAGGCACGAAGTTACATCTATCTCCAGCGCTTGAAGGTACAACTTGAAGAAGAAATCGAAGAATTGCGGGGGGAGATCGTTAGCGTGAGTTCCCCGCCGGTTAAAGATGTGGTCCTGGAGAATGCAGCGGATCCATACATGGATAAAAAGTTGCGACTTATTGATGAACGAGATCGAAAGCAGAAGGAGCTTGAATCTACCATCCTGCGCATTGCTTGGGTGGATGAAGTGCTGGACGGCATGAAGGACGACCAAAAGCGAAGCTTGATCATCAGCGTTTTAATTCTTGGAGCAGATGCTGAAAAAGCTGCGTATTCTTCAGGCTATTCCCGATCTTCTTTTTACCGTATGATGAACGGAGAAATTTGCAGGTCCTTGATTTCTTTGAAAAATGGGACGAATCCCGGGGGTTGACGTGCTATAATGATATCGTAAAAAAATGCGAGGGATGCCTAAAGGGGCGTCCCTTTTTTCGTTCAGGCAAGGAGGCGAGAGATGTCGAAAGCGAAGCGGACCTATTTGGGGCCGAAACCTAAATATACAAGCCCTGACGAGATCACAGGACTTATTGACCAGTACTTCAAAGACTGCGAGGGGACGCCGTTGATCGACGATAACGGGCAGGCCGTCCTTGACAAGTGGGGCAGGCTGGTTATCGTTGGAGCACATCCGCCGACAGTTACAGGGTTGGCGCTGGCGCTGGGGTTCACATCTCGGCAAGCACTTCTTAACTATCAGTATCGGAAAGAGTTCCAGGAAGTCATTACATTAGCCAAGAGCCGAGTGGAGGAGTACACCGAGCGCCGGCTTTTTGACAAGGAAGGATTCAATGGTGCGCGGTTTTCTTTGGTGAACAATTACCAGGGTTGGCGCGACCGGCCGCAGACAGACCTCGATAAACGGGAACAGGAACTGCGCATTAAAGTAGCTGAGGAAAAAGCCGGAGCTGGCGAGAGAGACACCAGTCTGTTTGAGTCCATCGTGAAGGCAGCGCAAGGAGACAAAGCTGATGACGGTGATAAAGTGGAGTAACAAGCAGCGGCAGCTGATCGCTGCGCCGTTTGATCGGTGCCTGGAGGTCGAGGAAGGAACTCCCCGATCAGGTAAGACGACGGCGGCTGTCGCAAGGGCTGCCCTCTACTACTGGAACACCCCAGACCAGAATCACCTCATCTTGGCCTACAATCAGGAGCAGGCTTTCAAACTGGTGATGGATTGTGATGGTCTTGGGCTGATGGCCATCTTTCCCGGTCTCTGGTCCATGCACCACGATGACTATGGCGACCACATGCTGCTGAGAACTCCGAAGGGAGATAAACGAATCTACTACAAAGGCGGTGGGAAAGCAGACAGCCATAAGTCGTTCACCGGAATGAGTTTCGGCAGCGTGTTCTTCTGTGAGATTAACCTGCTGCACATGAATGCCATTCAGGAAGCCTTCCGGCGAACGATGGCGGCGAAAAAGCGCTGGCATATCGCAGATTTGAACCCGCCAGCCCCTAATCATCCAATTATTTCCGAGGTGTTTGAAGTACAGGACACGCGCTGGACGCACTGGACGCCACAGGACAACCCGGCGCTGACGGAAGAAAGAAAGCAGGAACTGTTCGAGACGTTGAGCAAGAACCAGTACCTGCTTCAACGGGACTGGTACGGAAATCGGGTCATCCCGGAGGGCGTTATTTATTCCATGTTTGACACCACTAAACACATCCTGCAGAGCATCCCCAAAGACGCACACATCGCGGAGATGTTCTTTGCGGGTGACGGCGGTCTAACGGATGCGACGTCGGTCAGCTGCAATTTGATCGTTCGTCATGATGGAGGCTGGAAGCTGCTGCGCGTTGCCAACTGGTACTACGACGGTGCGCAGAAAGCAATGAGCGTGCAAGCGCGGGAGCTGGCTGAAGAGTTCGCACCATGGTGTAGAAATCGGTTCGGTTTGCGGGAAAGCTGCTGGAAGATTGACCCGGCGTGCAAAGCGCTGAGGAAAGAGCTAGAGTTGTTTGGAATCTACACCGACAAAGCGGATAATAATGGCCACGATATTCGAGGTACTTCAAAAGGAATCCGTGTTGGCATTGAATATATGCAGAGTGCCATCGCAGAGGGGCTCTTTTTTCTTGTAGAAGCGGAAAGATATGGTCACGCAGACTTTTTGCGCGAGATCGGCATGTATTGCGTGGATGAGCATGGTAAACCGGTGGATTCTTACAACCATACCATGGATGACTGTAGGTACAGCGTGAATTACTTTTATAAGAATTATGTCCTGTAAAGAGGGTGAAATTTTTGTTTGAAAAGATAAAAAAGAAGGTGAGAAACTGGATGCAGAAAACAGCGGCCGACACAGGCTTGTCAAAGGAATTCAAAGACGTTTTTGAGATCGGCGGCGTGCCCGCCTTCAATCAGTTCTATTATTTTGGGATCTTTGTCTGGAAGTACATCTATAAAGGCTACTATAAGCCCTGGCACCGAATCGCTGCGCCGACGATTGCTGAACCGAGGCATGAGCGAGACATTGAGCGGATGGACACCGCAAAGGCCGTCTGCGCTGAATTGGCGGGGCTGATCTGGTCGGAACAGTGCGAGGTGCATGTAACCCAGGGAGACGGCGAGATCCAACCGCTGAACGATTTTGTGCATGACGTCCTGGCGAGAAATAACTTTTGGCAGAAAATGCAAGAGCATATAGAGCAATCCCTGGCGCTGGGAGGGGGCGCGATCAAAGTCTGGTATGACGAGAAAAGGGACAGCAACGGCAACCCGATCCCCAATTCGGGCCAGATTCGGTTAGGGTTCTGCATGGCCGATCAGTTTGTCCCGACTGGATGGGACAACGCCAGAGTTACGGATGGCGTGTTCATCAGCCGCCAGGCAAAGGACGGCTACTACTATACCCGCCTGGAGTGGCATAAGTGGGACGGGCTGACCTACTGGATTACAAATGAGCTGTACCGGACAGAGATCATGGAGAACCGGGGCAATGTGGAACCGCAGGACATTCTGGGGTTCCGCTATCCGCTGGAACAGATCTATCCGTTTCTGAATGAGGAAACGTCAGTACAGGGCATCAGCGCAAGCCTGTTTGCTTACTACCGCACGGCGGTGGCTAACAACATCGACGACAACAGCCCGTTGGGTGTGTCGGTTTATGCCAATGCACTGAGTACGCTGAAGGCGCTGGATATTTGCTACGACTCATTTATTCGAGAATTCAGGCTTGGTAAGAAGCGAATCATCGTTCCGGCGCAGTGCATCCGGACGGTCATCAATCCACAGACCCAAGAGATGGTCAGATACTTTGACGCATCCGACGAGACCTACGAAGCACTGCACACGGACAATTCAGAAGATCTGAAGATCACTGACAATAGCGTCGAGCTGCGGGTCGATGAACACGTCGCGGCTATTAACGCCTTTCTGTCTATCCTTTGCCTGCAGGTTGGGTTCAGCGCTGGAACGTTTACCTTTGACCGAGCACAGGGACTGAAGACGGCCACTGAGGTCATCAGCGAGAATAGTAAGACCTATAAGACCATTAAGAGCCATCAATTACAGGTCAAACTGGCCATCAATCAGGTGGTTGACGCCATTATCGAAGTGGCCGGCCTGTACGGGCTGAGTTGGGAAGGGTATAAGATCCAGAATCTTGCCGATCAGGGCTGGGAGAGCAAAGTTGTCTTTGACGATTCAATCCTACAAGACCGCCAGACGAACATCAATGAAGGGATCACCCTGGTCAACAGTGGTTTGATGAGCAAAAAGCGTTTTCTTGTTGACAAGCTGGGTTATACAGAAGACGAAGCGGCACGAGAACTGAAGGAGATCGGCGATGAAAAGAGCGTCTCCGGCAACTTCTTGGACGTTTTGGAGATGGGCGGGGCTGAATAGTGGCCACAGCTTCAAAACTGCTGCAATTCATGTTGGCTGAGCCCATCGAAAGGACCTATGCGGAATGTGTGGACCGTCTGATTGAGAATATAGCAAAACACTTGGGCAGCGGCAACGCTATCCGCACGGCCGATTGGGAGCTGAACAAGCTACAGGAGATGGGCAAGTTGACAGAAGAAAACGCCAAGATCATCAACGCGACGCTGAAGAGTCTTCCAAATGTGATCAAGGAGGCCTTGTCAGACGCATCGAAAGAAGCGTTGGCCGATATTGACAAATTGATAGAAGAAGCGATCGCCAGCGGAGCAATCGAACGAGCGCCGGAAACCTACACGAGGGAGATGCTGGATCAGCTTTCCCAGCAGGCGTTGGATGATGCAAACCTGACCAACACGACCATGCTGGAGAGCTCACAGGCGGCCTATTTATCGGCGATCAATAACGTCGTGAACTGGGCAGAATATGAGCTGGACTCTGGGCAGGTTGAAGAAGCGATCAACGTCGTTAACGACGCAGCGATGGGCCAAGTCATCGGCAGCGAAACCCGGCAGCAGGTCATGAAAAAAGCGATCACGCAGCTGTCTGAAAAAGGCATCTACGGCTTTGTTGACCGTGCAGGGCGGCACTGGACGCCGGAGGCCTACATGGGCATGGTCGTCCGGACGACGTCCCACAACACGATGATCGAATCAGTGAAAGCTAGACAGAAGGAATATCACAGCGACATTTTCCAGGTCAGCAGTCATTCCGGGGCACGGCCTTTGTGCTATCCGTATCAGGGCAAGTTTTTCACCTGGGGCAGCGAGGGCGGCACCTTCACAGACGGCGATGGTAAGAGGCACAGCTACAAGCCGATCAACTCGACAAGTTATGGAAAGCCGGCTGGTTTATTCGGAATCAACTGTGGGCATAGACCCCTTCCGGTCATTCCGGGTGTGAGCATTCCACAGGATAAACAGATTCAAGACAAAGAAGCCAACAACAAGGAGTACGCTGAGCTGCAGAAAATGAGAGCGCTCGAAAGAGACGTCCGAGAAGCCAAGCGGAAGGCTCTGGCTTACAAGGCGGCGGGACTAGATGATGAATTTGCGGCGCAGAGTAAGAAAGTAAAAGAAGCACAGGCAGTCTATAATCAGTTCGCCAAAGCTGCTGGGCGCAAAAAGAGGCTTGATAGGACGCAGGTGGAAGGCTATACTAAAGATGTGATAGCACAGGCAGCTCGCATAAAAAAGCAGAGTGATGATGCTCTGAAGGCAATTAGCGGAGCGCGAATAGTTGATATCGACAGTAAAGAAGCACAGCAACATGCAGAGCGGTATTATGGGCTTGTGAGAAGTATGAAAACGGATGTGGCTAAGGTTGCAAAAACCACTGGGAACACACAGAAACAGATACGGGCAATAAAGCAGTATTTATTTTTTGACGAGCATGATCTGGGTGGCGAAAAAGCTGAAAGGTTCGCACCTGACTGTGCGATAGCGCAGTCGTGGCAACGACTGACGGAAGGTAAACCAGAGCCACATGATTTGACCTTGATCAAGCATGAAATCATGGAAAAAGAATTGATGGATCAGGGGATGAGCCAACGAGAGGCTCATATCGTGACAAGCCGTAAATATAGTTATGAAAAGGAGGCGGATGCGTACTATGGTAACCTTAAAGCAAATAAAGATAAGCGAAAGTGAAGCGTCCGCTTATTATTACCCGGAGGATTCGACCGATCCTGGTTTTTTGGTTGTTGATCTTTTAACCGAAGAAGTGAAACACATTGATAGAGCGCCAGGCTATGAGTATGGGATGTCTGCAAGTCATGCACGGCGCGAGTTGGTACGTATGGCAAAAGCTGGAGATAAACGTACAGAGCGTGTGGTCATGTGGTATTGATTGAAAATTTAAATTAAAGAGTAAGCCACCTGCAATAGGCGGCTTTTTTGTGCATGAAAGGAGGACTAATTTTGAGCTGTCAACATGAATTTATAGGAACCCGCGAAGGCGTGCGCTGCGAAAAGTGCGGCCTTTTTTTTACGCCTGAAGAGTACACGAATCTCCAGGTAAGCCGGGAGAAAGGAGGAAGAAAAGAAGGTGAACGAGTTTCAACGGATGCTGGCCTTCCTGAAGGTCCTGCAGTGCAATCTGGCCGTTCTTCATCACGGCGTAAGCGGTGAGGGATGGTTCGAGGTTCACAGGTACCTGGATGATGTACAGGAGAAGCTGGCTGAGCTCACCGACGACCTGATCGAGGCTGGGATCGCGCTGGGGTTTACTGAACCAACCATCGCGGACGCTGTACTGCTGTTTCAGCGCGATGTTTTGCCTGCCGTGAAGCGAGAAAGAAAAGAAACCTATTCCATTACCCGCGAAGCCTTCCGCAGCACTGCGGGGCTGATGCAGGCCGCAGAGGGCATCGTCCCGGCAAGCGTGGCCAACCGGCTGCAGGAGTGCGAGTACTGGCTGAACAAGGAAGCCGACTACAAGCTGGCTGGTGCGCTGGGCATCGGCGGCGAAAGACACGATGACGACGATTAGGAGGTGATCCGAATCTCCCGCCGCAGGGTTAAGCGGCAACGCGTCCAGCGGATGGACGGTAAAGGCCCGCGTCGCCCCACGTCTGGGGGCGGTAAAGAAAGGACGGAAAAAAGAAATGGCACTTTTTAAACGAAAGGATCTGGAAGGCAAGGGACTGACTGCCGATCAGATCGACTACATCATGACAGAATCTGGCCGGGCACTGGCGGCTGACTATATCCCACGTTCATCGCTGCAGGATGAGGTGGACAAGGCACTGAAGGACCACAAGCCTGACGTTGATCTGTCAACTAATGAAGAGTACCTGAAGGTAGTCGGCGAACGCGACATGCTGCGTGCGCTGGGTTCCGAAGACTATGCCGGCGTCAAGCCGAAGTTTCGCGAAGCTGTTTACAAGCTGATTAATCGCGATGAAAAAGCGGAACCCGTCAAAGATCAGATGGCGAAGATCGCTAAGGACTACGAAGAGTACTTCGTCCAGGAGGAAGACTCGGGAAAAGTCGCGCCGAGGTTCGGCGCAGACGTCGCAGGCGGCATGCCGAAGGGCACACAGAAGAACACCTTCGAGAGCGTCTGGGGCTTTGGCAAGAAAGGAGACTAAGAAATGCCTGATTTTAATCAACAGACTTTGAATTACACCACAGAATATAGCAAAGCCATGGCCAATGCGTATCCGTATTGGTCTTATTTTTCGGATCTGTACGGATCCCCGAATAGTGCTACCTACAAGCCGCTGGGTGGCAAGGCCATTGCGGTGCAGGGAATGACCGTGTCTGGCGCACGTTCCGTTGATCGTGACAATCTTGACGGCAAATTTACCCGCAATTTCAACACAGATCAGCAGATCCTGACAACGCGGATGGACCGCGAGTGGGACACGCTGGTGGATCCTATGGATATGCGAGAGGATGCGATCGTTACGATTGCGAACATTACGCAGACCTTCAATCAGTTTCAAAAAATGCCTGAACAGGATGCTTATGCGGTTGCTCAACTCTACGAAGCGGCATCCGGCTTTGGTACGGTGGATAATACTTCTATGACCAAAGATAACATTTTAGAAACTTGGGATACCTATCTGGCCTACATGGTTGACAATCGTGTACCGCGAGATCGGATCCGCGTAAAAATGACACCGAGCACCTACAAGCTGCTGAAAGAGGCCGCCGGTATCACTCGTTTTGTTGAAGCAGACACAGGAATTCGGAACATTGACCGCAACGTTGGCAAGCTGGATGGTGTCCTGATTGCTGAAGTTCCGAGCGATATCATGATGAGCGCCTACGACTTCGCGCAGGGCTGGGTCGCTGCGCCTGGCGCTAGCCAGGTCAATATGGTCATGTATGATCCGTTGGCCATCGCTGCCCCGATCGTTTACGACGTGTCCATGATGAGCGCCCCGACTGCCCAGAGCAAGGGGAAATGGCTGTACTACGAGCGCTACTATTATGATGTGTTTGTGCTGAACAACCGCAAAACTGGCATTCTGGCTAACCTGGCGGCGCTTCCGTCGTTGGGTTCTGTTCAGTTCTCCACTTCGGCCGGATCGTCCTCGACATTGACCGTGATCAACGGCCTGCCGGCTGCGCCGTTTGGTATGCAGTATGTGGCTAAGAGCCAGGCGGCTGCTACGCCGCTGCCGACTTATGGAGAAAGTTTGACGTCAGGCTGGGCACCGATTCAGAACGGATCGGCAATCACCACAGCTGATTCCCAATACATCGTCGTCGCTCTTGTCAATAAAACGAAAAACAACGCAGCAGTCGCTGCGTCGGCTGTTGCTGCCGTCGTTGGTTCCTAGTGGGAGGAGGTGAGCCGAATGGCTTACATCACCCTCGAAGAATACGTCGAACTGTATGGCCAGCCAGCCATCAGTGAAGCGGACTTCCCAGTCTATGCCAGTCAGGCGAGCGATCTGATCGATTCAATCACGCAGTACAGGATCATCCAAGCGGGAGGGCTTAACGTCTTCCCGCCGCTGGTCCAGCAGCTGGTCGCAAAGGCAACCGCTGCACAAGTCCTTTACTTCATCCAGAACGGAGGGATCGAGACTGTCCTGAGCGGTCAGACTGGTGCCGGTTATACAGTGGGGAAAGTTCACATTGACGGCGCGGGAGCTTCGGGCGGGACTCAGACGGCGGCCCAGATGATGATCAGCCCGTTGGCCGTTACCTTACTTGAACAGACAGGACTGATGGAAAGGAGGATCCGATGCTTAGACCCTTACCAGCCGCCTTACTACGGGACTTGGTGACGATTAAGGTCTGCACTGGCGTTGATGCCTGGCAGAAGGCAACGTGGCAGGAGTACACGGTTAGCAAAGTCCACCTTCAAAACACAAATGAGGTGAAAAAAAGTAAGGATAACACCGAAATCGTCCTAAGATCTATCCTGTTTATCGATAACACCCGATCAACGCCGGTGCTGGACTATGACAGCTTAGCGGATCAGAGTCTGACTGCTGGCCGTCCTATGCGGGCGATCGTTCAGAATGCCTCCGGCCAGATAGTCGGAGAGTTCGAGGTCCTGACCGTTGACCCAGTTCCGGACATACCGGCTACCCGCGTTCACCACATTGAATTGGGGCTGGTCTGATGATGAATATCAAGACGAACATGGCAGCCTGGAAGTGTTTCATTGATCACGCCGCAGACTTTTCTGCGGCCGCTGTGGCTGAACAAATGATGACCGATTGCTCAGACTTCATCCCGGATGATGGCGAGCATCTTCTGTCTGACTCTGGAAGGATCGAAGCGCCGCAGAAAGGGAGCCGCGACCTTGTATGGCGTAATGTCTATGCCGGGTATCAGTACTTCGGCATCCGCGCCGACGGGACGCATAAAGTGCGCAACTACACTACCCCCGGAACTGGAAAGTTGTGGGTTGAAGTGGCGCAGGCTGCGAACGGAGCGAACTGGGAAAAGGTAGCGCAGAAAGCATTCACACAAAGGATGAAAGGCCAATGATCAACACTATCATGAACGCCGTTCAGGCGATGATTCAGCAGCTGGTCAGCATGCCTGTCGTGGTCGGCTCAATGCCGCCGGACGAAGGCTACGCTGTCGGGTATGCGGGCGGATCGCCGTCCGAAACTTTCAGGAGCTTAAACGCCAACTACACACTGCCAATCGTGTTTAACGGGAAAAACGCTGACCAGCAGAAGCTGGTAGAAGAGATGGACCGGGTTCACCTGGCCCTAACCACTTCCAAGGTGCTTCCCTTTTCGGACGACTGGCAGATATACTCAATAACAACCTCAGCAGCTCCGCAGTTGCTGGGAAGAGAAGAAAACCGGAACTGGATTTATGGATCCAGCCTCCGGGTGCTTTTTTACATGAGAGGAGTGAAAACAAATGCCTGATAACTTTGCACAGGTCGCTCATGCGATCCAGGCAGAACTAGACATCACGCCGAACGGTGAAAGCCGCACGTGGGCTACGTTTGGCGAAGGAGTCGAAAACATCGCCGAGGCGCTGAACGAAGTTGTACAGCAATACTTTTTCTTTGCTCAGAAGGGCTACGCAACTAACTACGTCACCGGGCAAGCACCGGCATATACTTGTACTGGTCGTCGGATCATCGGCGACCCAGCTCAGGACTGGATTTTCAACGGAGCCCGCAAATTTGGGCTGATGGCTGAACGAAATACTAACTTTAGACTGTCACAGGGACAGGCAGATGGAACGATTCAGCAGATCACCTGTCCTGTTACGATCGCCAATGTCACAGACATCGGCGGCGCAACTACTGACATTTCTCCAATTTCTTTTGAAGTGCGATTCAATGGTAAGCCAACTCTGTCTATCATCACGCCAGTAACGACGCTGACTGTTCAGAGTGTTGCAGGTACTGCGACTGGTGATACTGCGCTGAGCGTTACGCCTGCGGAAGCGTCCGCGGGCTGTAAATACGTTTGGTCTTACGGCAAAACAGCGCCAGAAGCCACCGTTGGCCAGGTGCTGACCGGCTGGAACGATTTTGTGCCTGGAGACTATACAATCCCATCCGGTGACAATGTCGTCGTGGCTATGGTTAATACAGCGACGAGCGTCGTTGTTGCTACTGGAAAGACTACAGCCACAACAAAAGAATAATTGAGCCCCGTTTGGGGCTCTTTTTTTGAATTGAAGGAGGTACGAATTATGTATGAGGTAAAAAAGACAGAAACCATCAAGGAGCAAGCGAGGTTTACAGACAGCCAGGGAAACGAGTTGGTCATCAACGTGATCATCAACCCGATGGTGATTGCCAGAAAGGCATCCGTCGAACTGGTAGAAGTCAGAGACCTGCAGAAAAAGGCGAAAATGAGTCCAAATGACGTCCGATTGGCCGAAGAACTGGGGGACGCGACTCTGAGAATGTTGGAAACCGTTCTGGGTGCAAACAACACCCAGAGCCTGATGCACTTTTATGAGGAAGACATGCTGGCAATGGTGATGGACGTCATGCCGTTTATCCTTGAAGTTCTGTACCCGAAGATCTTGGCTAGCAGCAAGGAAGCTGCAAAAAGGACGCGTCGCCGCCACTTTCTTAACCGATGAGGGACCTATACTCCGACTACCTCCACGAGGTTGAGGTGGGCGGCTGTAGGGTGAAGGTCTGGCCTTCGTTTGACGTAGTGATCCAGATCATCGATCTGCAGAGAAACAAGGCGATCACGATTGAGGACTACGTGTTCACGGCGGCAGAGTTGCTAACCGGTAAACGTTATCCGTTGCATGTGTCGGCGGCGATCGTCACGGAAACGATGGAGAAATTGGGTAGCTCAGAAAAGAGGGTACAGGAGGCCTTTTTCAGCTTTACGCAAGACGCCTTTCTCATTTACGCAGCCTTCCGGCAGGCATACGGGATAGACCTGCACGCAGAGCGTGGAAAGATGCACTTCACCGAGTTTGTGGCACTGTTCTCAGCACTACCGGAGGACACACGCCTGAGCAAGGTCATGAGCGTCCGAGCTCAGCCGATCCCGGCTATGAATAAGAACAACGCCAAACAGGTCCAGCAACTGATCCGCTTGAAGACCCTATGGCGGCTCAAACCGGAGGAAGGAGATGAGGAAGAGAGCATGCAGAACGGCCTGCAGAAGATCTTCCGTACTCTTCAATCCATGGCAAAAGGAGGTGGTTAATTCTGCCAAGCAACGAAGTGGGTGAGGTCGTCTATAAGGCAACTATAGATACAGATGGCCTAACCCAAGACATCAAAGAAGCAGAAAAAGAGATAAAAAAGACCGATCTGGGAGATACTCTTTCGGATCAGGCCCAGAAGGCCGCAGACGACGTCGAACAGTCCACAAATGAGATGGGCGAATCGTTCAAAGGTGCTGGCGATAAGTCCGGAGCCATGCAGGTGGCTATCGGCAACGCTATGGCTGCCGCCACTGATGCGGTGATCGATCTGGGAGCCAAGGTCATTGACGTAGCGGCCGACTACTCCACCGCCGTCGGTCAGATGCAGGCCGCAACCGGTGTGAGCACAGAGGAAATGGGCAAGTACGAGGAAGCCCTGAAAAGTGTCTATGCGTCCGGCTATGGGGAATCGTTCGAGGATGTAGCTAACTCCATTGCTAAGGTCACACAGAATCTCGGTGACATGGACCAGTCCACTCTGGAAAAGGTAACCGAAGACGCCTACGCCTTGTCTGACGTCTTCGGTTATGATATAGCCGAAAGCACCAGATCCGCGAAGGCGATGATGGACAACTTCGGAATTGACTCTGAAAAAGCCTTCAACCTGATAGCCACAGGCGCACAGAATGGTCTGGACTACTCAGGCGAGCTTCTCGATAATATCAGCGAATATTCTGTTCAGTTTAGCAAGGTAGGTCTGGGCGCGGAGGAGATGTTCGCGATCTTCCAGGCAGGCGCTGACTCTGGCGCATTTAACCTGGATAAGATCGGCGACGCCGTCAAAGAGCTGGCCATTCGAGTGGTTGACGGTTCAGATTCAACGAAAGAAGGATTCCAGCTATTGGGGCTGGACGCCGATGCGATGGCCGCCAAGTTCGCGGCCGGAGGTGATACGGCAAAGCAGGCCTTCCAGGAAACCATGGCGGCCTTGAACAAACTTCAGGATCCGTTGACCAAAAATCAGGCCGGTGTTGACCTGTTTGGGACCATGTGGGAGGATTTGGGCGACGAAGCAGTCCAGGCGCTGGGCGATATTGAGGACAGCGCTTACGAGACTGCTGATGGTATGGAACAGATTCAAGACGTCCGCTACGACGACCTGGGATCGATGCTGGAAACACTTTCCCGACAGTTTGAGCTGCTGGCGATTCCTCTTGGTGAAGCGTTCATTCCGCTTATCTCTGAGCTGGCCGAGGGCGTCCTGCCGATCTTGGAGGCGGTGCTGGAGCCTATCGTTTCTATCGTTGCGTCCCTGGCGGAGCCAATCGGCGCGATCCTTGCGGCACTGACGCCGTTGATCACCATGATCGCTGAAACGCTGACGCCAGTCATCACGATGTTGGGCGAAACGATCGCCACTATCTTCGGGGCAGCGGCTCAGGTCATCGGCGAGACTGTCGGCGTTATCCTCACTTACATGCAGCCGGTCGTCGACTTTTTAATGCAGGTATTCATGCCAGTCTGGCAAACGACGTTCAACGCGGTTGGGCAAGTGTTCCAAACAGCAGCCACCCTGATCGGCGGGATCGCCGAGAACTTAAAGACCATCTTTGGCGGGATCATCGATTTCATTGCTGGAGTGTTTACAGGAGACTGGGATCGCGCTTGGAATGGGATCAAAGACATCTTCCGTGGGATCATCAATCAGGTTCCGACGATCCTCGAATCCGTCATTAATGGAGCCATTGACCTGATCAACGGTATGATCAATGGGGTCAACTCACTGACCGGAAAGATCGGCATCCCAGCGATCCCGAACATCGGCTATGTGACCTTGCCGCGCTTAAAGGGTGGTATTGATTACGTCCCTGGCGACTTCTTCCCAGCCTTTTTGGATAAGGGCGAGATGGTCCTGACGGCTGAGGAAGCACAGAAAGTACGAGGCATCGGCGGCGTCGCTGCACTGGACTCCACCAGCTACGGAGGAGGGCCACAGCGGCCGATTCAGATCAATGTCCCGCTATCGATGGATGGTCGGGAGGTAGCAAGAGCCACTGCATGGTGGATGGGCGAGCAGCTGCCCTGGGAGGATATGAACTGATGAAGATAAACGAACAAGACGTGGCCATCTTCGGGGCTCATTTAACGATGGACTACATGGTCGGCGGCTACGAGGTCGATTCTTCGGCGTTCATGGGCCGGAAGCGGTCAACTTTCATTCTGCTGAATCACACAACAGGATTCAAAGAGATCGTCGTCCCGATCGTCTTCGATAAAAAGCCGGTGACGGTCAACAAGGACCGATTCGAGGCCTTGGCATTCTCTGGGAAAGTGGAACTGGAGATGGACGATGGGCAACTGTTCACTGCCTATCTTTCCGAGATTGGCGAGACCGTCTACATTCACCCGGACCTGATCGAGAGCGAATATGTCTTCATCGGTGTCCGACACGGTCGCAAGAGAACAGTTCACGCAAACACCCTTTTTTGCGAGAGCACTCTGCCTTGGACAGACTGCATCCTGACGGTCACGGTCGGCAAAACGGGAAAAAACTATCAGATCGGGCCGGTGGTCTTTCCGAGCGTCACATCCGGGCAGGTGCTGGTTGTGGATGGTATCAACAAGCGGATCCTTGCCAACGGTGCACCCGCTGCGGAGCTGGCAGAATGGACGGTCTTGCCGTCCCTTTCCCCGGGGTTCAATGCGATTGACTGCGCCGATCCGCTCACGGTGGAGTACTACCCGGCCTATTTTTAACGAACAAATGAGCGAAGAAAAAAGAAGGAGGTGGCCGAGTTGCTGCGACTTGGCAGTCTGATATTAAACACGGATGACTTTTACATCAAAGAGATGGCCAGTGGGTTGGATGAGCTGATCTTCAACCTGTCTATCTACGACGAGAACTACAGTGCCGTCGTCGAAGAAGCGGTGGTCTTCTATGAACAGCCGTACCTGATCAAGGCGATTGACGCTGGCAAGGACGCGGCTAAGGTCAAGTGCCAGTTGGACCTGGACGAGCTGAAGGCCACCATGCTGATCAACTACAGTAACGGCAGCGCGACGCTGACAGAGACCGTCGACGGTGTTCTGCCTGACAACTGGCAGTTTGTCGACTCCAGCCTGAGTACGATCCGGCGCACTATCGAGGGCAACTACACGCCGCTGGAGGTCATCACGGAGGCCGCCAACGTGTTCGGGGTCGTCTTCCGATACGACGTCAAAAGGAAACGGGTCACAGCCTACCGGCTCAGCCAGTTCCAGCCCCTGGGGGCGTTTGCTACCAGGGACCTGAACATGACGGAGGTCAACTACAAGGGCAAGAGCTCGGGTTTCTATACACGTTTGTATGCCTACGGCAAGGATGGCATGACCTTCGCAGATATTAACGACGGAAAGCCCTATGTGGACTGTAACACCTACACCGACAAGATCATCTGCGCGTACTGGAGCGATGATCGCTATACTGACCCGGCGAGTCTGTTGGAGGACGCACAGACGTCTGTGAACGAGGCCGGAGTGCCTTCCCGGTCGTATGAATGTACCGTTTACGATCTGGCGGCCACCAATCCGGAGCTATACGGGTTTCAGGACTTTAGTCTGTTTTCTGTCATTCGGCTGATCGATGATGTGAAGGGAATCAGCGTCCTTTATCAGGTTGTAGAGTACTGGCGGTATCCTTTCTACCCTGAAAAGAACATGGTTACTCTGTCGGCGACCGCGCCGAAAATCCAGAATCAAGTCCAGTCGATCAGAAACGAGATCAAAAATCCAAACAGTGCTTTCTGGGCAACGATGAACAACGCCATCAACAATGCCACGGGCTGGATCACAGGTACAAATGGCGGATACGTCATCCTTCACCAAAACGCCGCCGGACAGCCTTATGAGCTGCTAATCATGGACACCCCGGATATATCCACAGCCACCAAGGTCTGGCGCTGGAACCAGGGAGGCCTGGGGTACAGTTCAAACGGCTATAACGGCCCATACCAGACAGCCATCACGCAGGACGGCAGCATTGTGGCCAATTTCATTACCACCGGCACCATGCAGGCCAATGTCATCAAGGGCGGTACCCTGACATTGGGTGGCGTCAAAAATGGTGACGGCGTCTGCCACGTGTACGATGCAGAGGGCAACCTGGTCATTCAGATGGACAATGAAGGCCTTCAGGCCTACGACGCGCAGATCATCGGCCCGTCCATCGTGTTTGGTGATCCCGACGGAACACATGTACTTGCCGATACTACGCCAGACAACGCCGGGATTCAGTTCACAGGATCGGGAAAGATCAACTTTAATACATCCGGAGAGTTTAGAGCAGAAAATCGCGGAGCGTCAAATACACTCGCAAACCAAATATTAATGTATCGCAGTGCGAATAATTCGCTGTTTTATTTGACGAATAGATCAACGAAGGATCAAGATGCTAATGAGATCGATATGATTTCCCAGGGCGATTGGAACGCGATCCGTTTAGACAACAAAGACGACGGAAAAGAGGTCAATTCAATCCAGCTTTCAACATCAGGGTCGAAGAGTGATATTAATTTATGGAACTATATACCAGGAACTACAAACGCGGCTAATTCTTTCGTAATGGGATGTAATGGCGGTAATACCTTTTTGAACCTTACCAATTACGATTCTAACGGAAATCAAAAATGTGGAATCTACTTCAAGGAAAACGGAACGTTTACAATTAGTTCTAATACAGGCGGCACGTCGCAGGTATATACGGATACTGGTGGAAATCTGACTGTTTTCGGGAATAATTCGTTGAACTTAGTTAGTCAGAATTACTATGTTGTCATCCATTCTGGCGGTGTTGCCAGACGCTGCGTTTGGAAGTCGATTAATGGTGAAATGGTCTTGTGCGGGGAGGTTTAAACGATGACTGAATTGAAGCAAAGAATCGAAAGGTTGAAATTTAATATCGTTAAAGAAATCAATGAAAGTGGTCTTGCGTTGGAGATTTGCGAGCTTGTTCTCGACACCGTTCACATCCAGCTGCAGAACCAAGTCGAAAAAATGAAGGAGGAGAAAAAAGATGAAATTCGGAACGATTACCCAGCAGGGCCTGACGCTTAGTAGCGATATCGGGATTCTTCCGGCTCAGCATTCTGCGAATATCCAACTGGGCGTCCAGAAGGACGGCAGCTACACCGATTATTCAGTAACGGCACAGATTGGATATCCGACGTCGACTGGGGACTATCTCAATGCCGGTACCGCAGTGCTTGATGGCGTTCTGACCATCCCTTCTGAGTGCTTCAAGCAGGACGGGGTCATGGTCATCAGCTTAGCGCTGACCAACGGGACAGAGCTGATCGTGACTCATCCGCTGCATCTGACTATCGTCGGTGCGCCGGGTTCGTTTGTAACACTTCCGCCAGAAGAAATCTGGCAGCAACAAGTCTCTGCTTTTGTACAGTCTTACCTGTCTACCGAGGGGATCACAATCTCAGCGACGGCCGTGACCGGCGAGCCAGGAACAGAAGCTAGAGTCGAAAACACAGGAACCGGAACGAATCCAATTTTTAATTTTACTATTCCACGTGGAAATGTTGGCCCGACCGGTCCGCAAGGTCCGAAGGGAGAAACGGGTGCAACCGGCCCGCAAGGCTTAACCGGTCCGCAAGGTCCAAAGGGAGACACGGGTGCAACCGGCCCGCAAGGTCCAGCAGGCCCCGCCGGTGAAGGAGTACCGCCGGGAGGCGAAGCAGGACAGATCATCGTCAGTACTGGAAACGGTGGTGCGGAGTGGTGGGACATGCCGAAAATGGATGTCATTATTGACCCAAACGGAGGGTTACAGAATACGAGTTCCGGGTTGTCGATCAAGGGAGACAGTACAGCTTCCGGTGGTGCGGGCATTGTTACCGGCTCAACTGGTACTTGTGTTCCAATTGCGGCGGATGGAAAACGTGGGGCAATCATTGGCATAGCAAAAACAGCAGATCAAACGGAACCCGTCGGCATTGGAAGCGATGGGAGAATTTATACCAAATTTATTGGATATCAATTTGAATCCATCGACCCCAGTGGTGGGATCATTAATGAGCAAGACAATGCAGGATTAAGAATTAAATTGAATCGAGACCAGGCTGGCGGAGCAGGTTTAGAAGTGAATCAAAATGGTTTATATCTTGAAAAAGCAACCAGCACCACTTTAGGCGGTGTTACTGTAGATACGGCACTATCCACAACCAGTACAAATCCGGTACAGAATAAAGTAATTGCGGCCGCTCTTGGCGACATCAGCACAGCATTAAATGCGATTCTGGGGGTGTAAATCATGGCTATAGCAGATCAGCTTACACAGCTTAATCAAGTCAAGTCTGATATCAAGCAAGCCTTGATTGGCAAAGATATAGACATGACGGATGTGCCATTCACGGGGTATGCTGAAAAAATCGCTGGAATAAAGACAGGTGTTGAAAGAACTTATTTATTTAAAGATGGTGTTTTACACCCTTCAATTACACTCGGCGCAGGATTAAACATTAAAAATAATTTAATTTATACTAATGCCGCAGGAGGAACAGACTGGATATTTAATTATGATATTGAAGCGAATTCAACGTTTTTCGTAAAATTAACATGTACAGCGGACGCTGGAAGCGTTGGAAATGAAGCGTTATGCTCATTGAATGTTGGAAGAATTGGCGTTGCACGATTTAATGGAAATGACGAATTAAACGAAGTGATAACGCTTGGTGTCCTAGCTGATAAAGCCGTAGCAAAAGTGATAATTTATTTATATACATATGGAAATGCAATGGGAATAATGGAAATGTGGATTGAATAGGGGGAGATCAAATTGCAATATCTGAAACATTAGTGCAGCTTGTTGATATTCGCGACGACATCCGACAAGCGATTGCTGACAAGGGAGTTGATATGACCGGAACAATTCCGCTGTCTGAGTATCCGGGGAAGATTGCGGAAATTTCTACCAGAGAATATCCCGGATATAAAGTAAAAAAAGGTGAAATCGGGAAGCTTTCACAATCGAACAATCAAACGTTAAGTGGCATTATTCCAGACGGAATTATTCCGTTAACTCTTAAGCTCACCCATACCAATACAAATTCTGATTGGCCTGCTTATTTAGGCTTATCTAGTGAACCATTTGTATATGGAAAAGGAAACATCATTGGTGCTTCCCGAGCTGGAATGGTCTTGTTTTACGATCTTGAAATGGCTTATGGAGGATTGACAGAAATTCAAAAATATACATACTACGGCGCACATACGACAAATGCGAATGGTACAAATACATTGAGCATTGTTAAATGGCTTGAACCGATAGCATAAAAAGGAGGGATAAAGTGCAAAAAGCACTTTTTTTCATGGCTGTGCTTCGCTGCACGGCCGGTGAGGATTATGCAACACATAAGGGCACCTACGCCCTTGATTTCGGCGGGAAAGATGGGGGCAAAGACTTAGTCTTTGCTCCTTTTGATTTAAAAGTAAAAAAGATTGATAAGGCGGCGAATACCGTCTTTTTTGAATCGCTTGAAAAAGTTGAAACGCCGACTTTTACGGATTACGTCTGCGGCCGCTTTGCGCATTGCAATGACGCTGATATGCTTCCGAATTGTTATACAGGTGCGGTGATCAAGCAAGGCGAAGCCTTTTACCGCGAAGGCGGCAGAGGTTCGTGGATAGACGGTAAGTTCGCTTCACACGTCCACGCCGTATTTGCCCGCGGGCATCTGACAGGCGCTTACTGGTATGATGTCGGCAATGGCAACTATAGCATGTTATCAACCGGTGGCAAGCAACACATCTACGACGTTTTGTTTGTGCCGGATGACGTTCAGATCGTCAAAACAAATGACTATAAAGACAGTTATCCGTGGCGTAGGACGTCGCGGAAGGAGGATGAAAAAGTGGAAATTAAAGAAGGAAAACAGACCGTAAGACACAACGGAAAGACTTACACCGTCGTTAAGCAAGCTGAAAATGAAGACGTTGCTATTTGGAGCTTGAAGCATCCGGCGTTGGCTAAACTGTCCACGTTCAGGAGCAATGGAGAAAAGCCGAACTTTGCAAAGAATCTTTCTTATTTTGTTATGGATGGAAAAGATCGCGGGCAAGTGGGCGGAAGTGAGATCAGTGACATTTACGACGAAGCTGTACCAACGGAGCAGAAGTACATCGATGTTGTTAAACTGAAAGACGGCACTTGGAAATTCGGAAACTTCGGACCGTATCAGTACAGATCGGATGAAGTTGAACTGCGCTATTCAACTGGCATGGTCTTGGTTGCTGGTGGGGCTTATTCAAATGAGTATTCAATCCCGGATGGCGCAGGAATTAGGACAAAGAAGACGATCCTTTCCTGTTTGTTTGTGGACTGGTCAAACGTCGCTTATATGGTCGTATCAAAAGAATCAGTCACACCAGACGAAATGCGCGATTTTGCAATGTCTTTGAATATGCAGTATGCGTTCCGCGATGATAGCGGCGGAAGCGCTGAAATTGTTGAAAAAGGAATCGTGATTGCCGGGGCAAGAGATGAAGAAAGAGCATTACCAAATTGCCTTGTATTTGTCCCTAAAAAAGAAATCAAGCCCGAACCGGAAGACCCTGCAATTCCAGAAGATCAGACGATGATCTTTAAGTGCATTAAAGCAAGCACGTCTGAAGGCTACCCGTTGAGATCATCAGCGCCATCCGGGGCGGTAGTGGACTACCTGCAGCCTGGCGAAAAAGTCAAGGTCGTGGATATCCAAAACAAGGGTAAAAACCAATATACATCTGCCGCAGAGCCGTGGTGTTTGACTGACTACGGTTTATGGTTTGCGTATGACAAAAATTACTTTGAATAAGGGGGAAAACAATGAAAAAAGTATTTATCAGCCAGCCGATGCGCGGTAAAACCGAAACTGAAATCCTTACAGAACGTAAACGAATCATCGAAGAAATCCGGAACATGATCGGAGATCACGAAGTCTTGGATACCTACTTTGATGATTTTGGGGAGTGCTCAAAACCATTGCAATACCTAGCTAAATCATTATGGATGCTTGCGGATGCAGATTGCGCCTACTTTGCGCGGGGGTGGCAAGATGCCCGGGGATGCCGGATTGAGCATGACTGTGCAATTGATTATGACGTTGAAATCTTAAAGGACTAGAGGAGGACTAAAACATGGAAGACATCAAGAAAAGAATCTCCAAGCTGGTCGATTTAAAATCGATCATCTCCATCATCATGGTGGCCGCAATGGTTGCCGGATTTTTTGCCAAGATGGTATCTGCAGAGCAGTTTGTGCCGCTGGTTACGATGATCGTAACCTTTTATTTTGCCAAGCAGGACAAGCCTGATAAGGAGTAAGCGCCAATGTTTGAGTTTATCTCTACGCACATCATGGAACTTGGCTGGACTTGTATTGTCGGCATCCTTGCAATGATCTACAAATCAATCCAAAAGAATTTTAAAAAAGTATTGGCCGATAACCAAAATATGAAGTTTGGTGTCCAAGCCGTACTCCATGATCGCCTTATACAGAAATGCACCTACATCATCCAGCAGGAATGCGTTACGACAGATGAGCTTGATGAGCTTGAGGCGCTCAACAAGCCTTATAAAGCTCTCGGCGGTAATGGCACGGTTAAAACAGCGCTGGAAAAAGTCAAACAGCTGCCTCTTAAATAGCAAACACCCCGCCTTCCTTAACCGGAGGGTGGGGGTTTTTATTTTGTTTTGCTTAACACACGGTATAGCCATTCTGCGTCATCATTAATTTCTTGATCGTTATGGTATTTAAATTTTTTTCTTGACTGCACATCGCAACCGCAAGACGTCACTCGCTTACCGGTCAGCTCAAATCCGTACACCTTGATCATGTCACCACAGTTACATCGGCAGAGATAACGATTATTCTTGATGGCGCCGTCTGGAGAAATATAAGGGGCAAGTTTAACGATGACAGTTAGATGGTCAAATACAAAACCTGTTAGATCGTGGATCACTATTCCAGGATGTGTTTGCTTATAGTGCCAGTAGTCGTGATCTGCGTTACGTTCCTCATAATCACGTTTAAGTCGTTCTTCTTTTAACCTGGCGGCTGCAAGTTTCCGCTGCCGGTGCTGCTCTTTTTTCCATTTGTCCTTCATAAATAAAGTATAAAGTTCTATCCTTATTATATAAACTGTTAATATTTGTCACTAGATTGTCGCTAATTATGTTGATTTTGGCAGCTTTGTGTATTATAAATAGTTAAGCAAAAGCCTTTATATAAGGCTTTTATTATGAAAGGTTTGGTAAAAAAATCATGAGTTTAATCTATCTAGTTGAGTTGCTTGAATAAAATTCCAGTAACTGGTAATATATGAATCATACAGAGGCTCCGGAGCCTTCCAACCGTTTATAACAGGTAGTGGAGGGATAGCTGATGGATATCAACGATTATAGAAACAAAACAATCGAAATGCTAAGGACGATTAAGTGCTTTGAACTAATGAAAGCCATTTATGAATTCGTCCTAAAAGCGACCAGGGCTAGATGAGAATCTAGTCTTTTTTTTCGTTCTGCTCTTTAAGTAACAACTGATACATATCTGCAAGAACTTGCCACTGTTCTTCATTCAGCTGCGCTAAAACGTGGATCAGCTGCTGCTTGAAGCTTCCAGCATTCTCCGCATTGATCACTTCCCCCATAAACCCTGCGATTTCTTGCGTGCGGGAAATGGGCAAGAAGATGGGCTCTTTACCTTCCAGCAGCCATTCTTTACTTACATTATCTCGTAGGCAGATATCACGGATAAGTCGATCTGATGGATTATTTCGCAAATTTTCTACATCAGACAAAGACCCTTGAGATATTCCTAATTCTGCTGCATAGAAACCTTGCTTGACACCAAGGTGAATCTCGCGCAGTTCCCGGATACGTTTGTTGACCTCTGGATTTTTTAGCGTTCTATCCATTTCTACACCTCCTGACTGATTCAATGATAGCATAATAAAAAAATTACGTCAAAGGATAATTTTAAGTTGAAAATTACGTTAAAGGATGATATAGTTAAGTCAGAGGTTAGAGGAGGGTACAGGATTAATTTAGAAGAAGCCAACATGCGATTAAAGAAAAGAATTGATGAGGATTTATTCGATGAAAAACAAAGAAATGGTGAACTTAATTAACCTTAGAAGATCGGTGGCTTTAAATAAAAAAGCAATGGCTGAAAAAATAGGTGTTTCTGCTTCCTATTACTACAAGGTTGAAAGTGGATATCAAAATCCAAGTTATGAATTTCTCAAGAAATTCAAGGAGAGATTTCCTGATGCCAGTATCGATCACGTGTTCTTCAACAACAAATAAAAAAAGCACCAGTGGTGACGCACTGATGCCTGCGTTATTTGTTTACTTCAAATGCTATCGTCACATAACATCTCCATTACTTTAGGCAGTTCGCTTCTGCCAATAATTCCCTACAAATGGAGTAAATAAGATTCAGTATTAAGCTACGGTTCATCTTTGTAGAGCTAACATTAACCGAGTTAACATCATGACCTCTCATTATCCATTAAAGTCAAATGAGCTTGCTCGTCATCATGATGCCTCCGACCGCCCGTAGCACACGGAACCGCCTCTTATTTATGAAGAATAGGGGAGTTCAAAAGTTTTGTCAACTTTATCACCTCCACGATAATTTTAACACAACTTGGAAACTTTTAACAGGTCGAAACCTAGGGCGATCCGCCCGATGGTCTGCCGGTTATGCCGGCACTGACGAGACCATTAGAGAGGAGTGTGAAAAAATGTCATTGACAAAAAAGGAAAAGTCTTTGCTTCCAGTTTTTAAAGACATTGACAAGCATCTGACTGACGATGTTCTGAGAGCTGAACTACTGGGCATGGGCAAAGGCATGGCGTTTATGCTGACAGGCAGTTTACCTGATCTCAAACCACAGACGGAAAGATCGCCCAGGCCAGCAGGAAGATGACCGAGAGAAGGGAGGGAGGTGAGTAGATGAATAAGGAAAATAACAATGTAGATAAGGAAAAGGTGTTAAAAGCGGTGAAAAGTTTAGATGGATTGAATCCTACTGAGTGGAACATGGTTAACAGAGCTGTTAACGAGGTACTTATGAAAAAAAGAAAAGAGCTTGATGTCACGATCAAACTCTCATCTGAAGAACTTTCAAAAATCATCCAATCTGGATTTGGATATATATTGGATTGATTCTGTAATCTTTGCCCATGTAATGGATATAAACATAATCCAATTCTGTGTACTTATTTACATTCTCTGGATTACGAGAAGTAGGTGCATATACATCGGCACCTTCTTCAAACCAAGTACTAGGGCTTTGCCGGTTAATTCCGATTACACAATTTGGGTCGTCATTAAGGCAAACCCAATTTCCAATGAGGCAAGCATAAACCTTTTTCAAAGTAACAACCTCCTTTCTTGAAACCATTATATCAGGAAAGGTTACCAATAACGTTAGAGAGCGAGGTGAAATGAAATGTCATATGCAAAGAGGCTCGAACGAGCCTTGATCGAAGCCGATCTGAAAGCTGCGGAACTGAGCCGGCGGACAGGTATCTCCAAGGCATGTTTGAGCCAGTACCTGTCTGGTGTATCAATTCCACGAGAAGATCGACAGGAGCTGATCGCAGACGCTCTGAGTAAGGATCTCGACTGGTTTTTTCCGGAGAAAGATGAACCGATTCCGGGCGCTGATGAAGAATTGCCCGATGGAAGGGTACCCGTATATCTCGCAGCTGCAAAACTCCAAATGAGTCCGCAGAAGTTAAGACAAGCTCTACAGCAAAAAAGAGCTCCGTTTGGTTTCGCTGTCTGGTCAGAAAAGAGTTGGACTTATCACATTTGTGGTGCGCAGCTCAAAGCTTACCTAGGCATAAAAAAAGAATCCTCGGCTGCAACCGGGGAATCAAGATGATCACATTGGCTTGAGATCATCTCTATTTTACCACAACACCAGTCAAATACAAATTCAAAAGACTCAAAAAAACCTTAGAATTAACGCTTGTTTGCTCAATGCAGGCAAGCATATCAAGATAACGATCTTCCTCTGGAAAATCAGGACGCAAAACTACATGTCGGATGTCATCCGAAACTGTATCAAAATCATTTATCCATTGTTTAAAGGTCACAATAATCACTCCTTTACTCCAATTATAAATTAATTTGTAGACGAGTGCCGAGGTAAAAAATGCTGACCAGCCGCTGCAACGGTTTAAATAATGGATCACAGCATAGTAAAAAAGGAGAATGAAATGAAAAAATATCGGCTTAAACGTCCAGTGCTGGTGGTACTCACGGCTGCGATTGCCGCCGGCGTGACGCTCAATCTGCCTAATGCGGAGGCGGAGACATCTGCGCCACAGCCAGTGACAGTGGTCGAGCTCTACCATTCGGATGAGCCAGCTTATACATCCGATATGGACGTTAGCTGGCACAAGTGGCAGCCGATCGGTAAGGCAGCCGGGGTGGTCCCCGTCGCACTCTTGGATCTGGCAGAGGAGTACAACATCAGCCCGGTCTATGCGGCCGCGGTGTTTGTACTAGAGACTGGGTGGGGATCGTCCCAGCCCTGGTTGAACAAGCACAATCCTGCCGGCATCCGGTGCGGTGAACGATATTGCAAATACGGCACCGCTACAGATGGCCTCAGACGGATGTTTGAGATCATGCAAGATTATTATAACAACGGTCTGACTACGGTAGCTCAACAGCGCTCGCTGTGGTCGGAGGCCGAGGATACGGATTTAATCGTCCAGCTCATGGAGCAGCTGGCTGAGTAGCTTATGGATGAGATCATCAATGGTATCAACAGGATGGCGGGCAGTTATCACGCTCAAGACATCTTCCAGGACTGGGTGCAGATGGCTGGGATCTCTATATCAAACCAGTTGTTTTACGACCAACGCCTGGAAGATCAGTATCTGACACTTGCGAAAAAATACACCACTGAGCAGTTAAAAGAAATGTGCCGATGGACCGCAAGGCTTGTAGAGCTGTTTGAGGATGATATCAATGATTACCTCGGCAGCATCTACATGATGTTAAATGCTGGGAATTCGAGGACAGGTCAATTTTTCACACCATTTCATGTGTGTGTGTTGATGGCCAGGGTGGAGCTTACTGGATATAGCGGGGGAAAAATCACAGCCAATGAACCAAGTGTCGGCGGCGGGGCCAATATTCTGGCAGCAGCCAAGGAGATCCAGCGTTTAGGTTACGATTATCAAAGTTTGCTTGACGTTGTCGCCCAGGATCTCGACTACAAATGTGTGTGGATGTCTTATCTACAGTTTAGCTTTGCGGGTATTAGTGCGATATGTGTGCAAGGCAATACCCTGCAAAATGAAATCAATTTTACCTTAGTCACGCCAATGTATTGCTTGAGAGGTGTGTCACCGTGAAAAATGATGTAATCAATTTAATCATTTTGAAGCTAAATGATAAAATTGAAAGCCGCGAAATTGAGCTTGTAAAGAATACACTGATCACTTGCCTCGAAGATTATGATCTGGTACCTAAAAAGAATGAAGTCGTACCGTATGGCTACGAAGACGAAAAGCTGATTCAGCTGTTCTTGGTAAGCAAAAAGATTGATGGATTGAGTGATCGATCCATTAAAGTGTATAGGCAGGAGTTAAATTCACATCTACACCTATACATTCAAAAAAAGATCACCGACATTACAACGGACGATCTGCGGATGCACTTCGCAAAGCGGATGATCGACAGTCCGAATTTGTCAAAAGCCACACTGAACGGCGAGCGTCGATATCTGTCCAGCTTCTTTACTTGGCTCGCGGATAATGGATATATTCCAAGGAATCCAATGCGGGCGATTAAGAAGATGAAAGAAGACAAGCGGATCAAGAAACCATTCAGCCAGGAAGAAATCGAACTCATGCGAGACGAATTGAAGAACCGGGTTGAAAAGGCAAGAAATACACGAGATCGTTTTGTAGCGATAAGAATGCAAGCACTCTTTGAATTTATGCTGAGCACCGGTTGCCGCGTAAGTGAAGCTTCCGGAGCTAAGCTTAAGGATTTAAACCTGACAAGCAACGAGATCCTCGTGTTCGGCAAAGGTGCAAAAGAACGAATCTGTTATCTAAACGAGATATCAATCATCCGCTTAAAGCAATGGCTTGAAGTGAGATCAGAAATGTCAGTAGACAGCGAGTATCTGTTCACCGGGTATCAGAATTCATACAATACCGGAACGATACTCGGCGCAGGTGGAATCGAAAGCTACTTCCGGCATTTAGGCGATCAACTCGGGATCAAGTGTCATCCGCATAAATTCAGACGCACCTGTGCGACGATGGCCTTGACCAAAGGAATGCCAATCGAAGAAGTGCAGCAGATGCTTGGACACAATGAGATCAACACAACGATGATCTATGCCCAGGTATCACAGGAAAATGTTAAACATAGCCACAGAAAATATATGTAAATGTCCAGCTGATGGAGCAGCTGGCGGAATGACACAGGAAATTGTTCTTTGAAAACTGAATGAGAGGCTAAGTCATATAAAAAGCTCCTTGATTTTTGGCGGTCAATTCTATACAATTAGTTTAGGCGGTCAATAGTTAGGAGGGTTATGACAGAGAAAAAGAAAATGGGTCGCCCGACGGATAATCCAAAAGATGTACGGATTACTGTCAGACTTGATGCTGAAAGTGCTGATATATTAAAGAAGTATTGTGAACAAAA